TGATTTGCTCTTGTTTTTGCAAGATCATTTGCATAGTAGTTAATTGTTCTTGACGAGTACCTGTACCTAAACCTACGTTAATAGATACATTGTATTGGTCATTCCATTCACGAGGATTAAATGGTACAAATTTGCCATTTATACGCACCAAACGCTCTTTATCTTGATATTTGCATAGTAGGTGTAGGATTCCTTTGAAAAGGCTCTTAACGCCTGTTTCTGCAAAGATACGAGCTATTAATTCAAGCTTTCCTGCACTTGATTGTGACATTGCTGACACAGCAGCGGCTGTTACGTTTTGTAAGATGTTAGGGTCTATACCATTTTGTGAATCTGACACACCTGTACGTCTTGCTTGTACGCCATCGAGGTATTCAAGCATTGGGAATGATCCAGATGTAGTAGGTTGTACAGTTAATGGTACAATAGCGTTAGGATTCTTCATTCTAACTACGCCACCTGCTGTAGATGTGAGTAAATCATCAAGATTTACCTGTCCTTCTACTGCACCAACACGATAATTGTTAGTTAAGTAGAGGTTATCCAACATTTGTCTTAAAACAGTAGACTTAATCAGCTGTAAATCTAGTGCACGATCAGCTAAAGACTGTCCGTAGAACTTATGTGGGATAGGAATTGGGCAAAGTGAGTGAAATGGGATGTAATCACATTCCATATCTTCTAAAACTTCGTTAGAAGCGTAAACAACACGTCTTAATTCAGCAATACCATCATTATTGTAGTCAACTTTGATGTAACATTCGTAAACTTCTACAACTTCCATAGATTGATCTTGTGAACCCATGCTGTTAGGTTGTTCACCACGAGAGTAACGAGCAATTCTGTCTGGACTAAACTCTAAAGTATCGCCAGATTGTAAAGTTTCAACGATATCTTTCTTGAATCCCATTGCAATTAACTCTGAACGAGTCATCATTCTACGGTGAGCTACGAATGGTGAGTCTTGAATAGTTCTAGCACGTTTAGAGATAAGGAATTCTTCTGGTGGTACGTTTTCAACAACGACACGACCATCTTTTTTAGTGCGTTTTACTTTAACATAGTGTTCACGTTTAATGTTTTGGAACACCTGACCTGTCATTGGGTCAGTAATTTCATCAATTTCTTCTTCTGTTTTTTGCTCAACAACTTCTAAATCTTCGTCTTGCATAAGCATGATGAGTTGATCGTCAGTTAAGTCTTCATAAGACTCTTTAGTAACGTCAATCTTTTCATCCCAATACGCTTTTACAATACCAGTTTTTTGTAATAGTGCGTCTTTAAACCAGTTATGTAGAATTAAAAAGCCATCATTATTACGATAGAATACCCAGTTACAATATTCTGTTGCTTGTTGTGCAAAAGGTTCGTCACCATCGTTTACAGGTTGAAATTCAACCACACCGTCTGTAGATGTAAATACACGAATAAGTTGAGGTAATGCTCCGTCTACAACTTCTGCTACTTCACCAGTAACAATTTGTGATTTACCTTCTACTTCGTTACCATAAGGCTCACGAAGATAGTATTCAAGTGCTTCTTGACGTTCTGCAACTGTGTCTGTTTCAACATAGCCAATAGAATCATCAATTTCAGACTCGATAATGCTTTTTAATTTGTTAATATCCATTAAACTATCCATTTAGTGTTTACGTTAATAGGTTTATTCCACTCTTCTGCTGGACTCTCATCCAAGCCTGTTGCTAGGTATCTAAATGCGTCAGCAGCATGTGATGACCAATCGTGTAATGGTCTATCATGGAATACAGCTCTTTTTTCATCATAGTGTCTACGATAGTTACGAAGAGCATCTAAACCTTGTTTTGCTTTTGGGTCAAACCAACATCTAGGAATTATTCTTCTTACTGCTTGTATGCCATCAGCAACATTAAGGCGAGGAGCAGTTACAATATTGAGACCTGCATCTTCTAAAGTTTCCCTACGAGATTTGCCTGTGCCTAATTCTCTTACCTCCACGTCATGTGGAAGTATGTGAGTAAAATGTGCATAGTCGTTATCTCTTAACCATGACACATAATAATCTAATCCTTGACCATGATTTTCCATATAATCAATAAGTCTTATTTCTTTGCCTGTAAGCTGGGCTACCCATATAGCTGTAGAGTCAGACATACCCAAGTCCCATGCTGTGTAATTACGACACAAGTCATCACGAGGTATTTCTGTCATGTGTGCTTTTTCTTCTATTTCATTTATAAGTTTAGAGTAGTAAGATCCTTCTACAGGAGAGTTAAAATTACACTCAAACTCTTGCATAAACTTATCTTCACCCATTTCAAGGCGGGCTGCTGTTAATTCTTGTTCGTTTAGTAGTTTAGTATCTGAAGATTTAAACTCTAATAATTTCCATCCTTGTCCTTCAGCGGCTCTATCTCGCAACCCTCTAAAGTGATTGTTGCCTTTGGGTGTACCCATAGCAACGCAGAAACCTAGTCGGTCTGTCAACGCAGGTCGGATGATGTCACTGAAGACGGATGGATTGATATTGCCTACTTCGTCTATAACTGCACCATCGAGGTAAATACCACGAAGTGAGTCTGGGTTATCTGCACCATAAAGTGAGATACGTCTACCCATGAAGTCTACACGAAGTTCGGCAATGTTTACTTTAGCACCTAGAGGTCTTGTATAATTTACAAGATAGTCCCATGCAATACGTTTAGATTGATTATATGTAGGAGCTACATATGCGTATCTAGGTTCTTTTTTTGTACATGTAAGAGCACTGTGGATCAGTTGATTAATAGCAGATACAGTTTTTCCCATACGCCTGTGTGCTACGACTACCACAAACCTATGATCTTTGACTGCATTGTGTATCAGTTTTTGGGGGACTCGTGGTCTATACCCAGTATCTAAAGTTTTTTGCGACTCCATATAGGGTCATCGCCTCCTAGTTGTTAAATTACCACTTTACTTTGTTAGCCCAATATGCGGCACTCATCTTACCTTTTGCTATGTTTTTAGCATGTCTTGCTTTAAAAGACTTTGCTCTTGCTGTATCTGTTTTGTCACCACTTACACCTTTTTGTCCAAAGCGTATAAGCTTTTCTTTGTCGCCAGATTTAGCTAATACAGCGTGTGATTTAGTAGGGTGGCTAGGCGTGGCTTTAGGTTTGTTATAACCAGAGAACGTTTCCTTGCCCTTCTTAATCATTTCTTTTTAGCAGTCTTTGCAGACTCTTTAAAAGCTTTGGCTGTAGGTGCACCTTTAGATCCTACCTTACGCATTTTCTCGCCAGAGCCTTGAGCAATACGTTTTTTCTTTGCGTTAATGTTGGCATAAAGTCCAGTTTTAGTAGCCACTCTTCATACCTTTTTTTGCAGGTTTAGCTGCTACTTTTTTACCTGACTTTTTAGCGTATTCTTTAGCTTCTTTTTTACCTTTTTCTGTGTAAGCAAATTTCTTTTTTCCGACCATTGGCATAACTTTCCCCTTATCTAGATAACATTCTAATGAGTGAATTCAAATCCATAGGAGGTGGTCTGACAGACATACCACCGCCTTGTGGTGCTACGTTAGTCATCGTATTGCCTAGTGGATTTGTTTGTTGGTAGTACGGTACTGCTTGTGGATTAGACATAAAAGCATTTTGTCTAGAAAACTCATCCATTTGTTGTTGCATCATAATCTGCTTTAATCTTGCAGCTTCAGCTTCTGTAAGTTGACCCATGCCTGCGGGTGCTGACTGTCTTAATTGCTCTAAATAATCTAGTAAGCCCATAATAATATCCTATAAAAAATTTGGGTACTGCCGTTTTAAAAAACCTATAAAAACCTTTTCTGTACAAAAAGGGGGTGGGGGTCTAATCTATTCCTGTAACAATTTTTACTTCTACAGGTGTTCCATCAGGGTTACCACTAATCTCATGCTGTGATGTTTCTTTCCACTTGGCACGAGACTTCAACCAAAAGATCATTGCAGTTGTGTTGCCTTCTTTAGCTTGCTTAAACAAAGTCTCTGCTACAGAAGCGTTGGCTTCAATGCGACCTTTAGCTAATTCATCGTGATAATATTTAGTCAAGGTATCTGCACTAATGCCTAGTACTGTGGCTATATCTTCGTGGCGTGTTCCTACTGTAGATAACATGAATACCTTATTTCGGGTGTCTCCATTTGGAAGGTGGGGGGGTCTTCCGCCCTTATCCTTGCTTGAGTCTACAATGTCAGCCGCTTGAGGCGTTAAGCTGTCAGCCTGTACCGTGTCTATAGCATTGGTGTCTATATCCTTATCCTTCAACATATCAGGCATAGTGTCAGCCTGTACATTATCTAGATGCGAATGATTCTCATTATCGTTTGGGTTCATTACCACATAATCCTTTTGGTGTCTATATATTTATTTATCATTTAGTCTATAAGTTGGCATGGTTCTTGCTAGGGTCTTAACTTTATCTATCATTTAGTTGTTGACAGCTTTAAATCTTTTAATCCATAATTCAGGCGTCAACATTAATTGACTAACTATGAAAGGAATCAAGATGCAATCATTACCATTAAGAGATGTTAAGCAAGGCGTACTTATTCAACGTAAGATAGACAGCAAGACCTTATATATTAAGCATCATTACGATAAAGCTTCAAAGACTTATTCTTTAACTTCTACCGATGATATTAATAAAGAGATATTCCTTAAACCTTCAACCGTAGTATTTATAGACTAAAAGGAGCTTAAACCATGAACATTAATAAACTATTAACCGATGATGATTACTTTTCCGAATGGTTCATAGAAAACAATCTAGAGTCTTTAGTGAAGCTAGCACAGTTACAAGGCTTTAATCATCACTTATCTATATTCTTTGAACAACATAATATATCGTGATTCCTTTTTATAACTCCGATATACTTATTAAACGTAAAATTAACTTAACTATGAAAGGCTTATTATGTACCTATCAACCATACAAAAAGAATGGCTAGAACTTATCATTAACGAAAGGCTGTCTAGAATGGATAAGAACATACACTCCATAGAAGATACAGAAGACAAAGTTTCAGCTATTCAACGTACTAATTCAGAGCGTGAAGCATTAACCGAAATACTTTATAAACTATAAAAGGGCTTAACCATGAAAACAGTAATAACAATCAATAACAGGTTCGAAGAGTTATCAGACACCGAAAAGCTATACTTAACCCATTTCATTAATGCTATGGCTTCGGAGTCTTACCATAAAAGAGATAATGCCATTAAAGCTATTATTCAATTAACCCATGATATTCATAAATAACGAAAGGTTCTAACTATGAAAACTAAATATTCAAGCAATAGAGAGTTGATTCACGTTTGGGCTCATGACTCAAGCCCTGAAATAATGAAGCAGGCTAATTCAGTTACCTGTCACAATAACATTCTTTATAGCTATTCAACCGCTATAGGTCAAATAGTAAACAATGACACCGTTATATATAACACCGCTTCATATAGTAATACTACATCCAAACAACAGTCTTTAATGTATCAGTCAACAAGTCATTATTTAAACCGTATTTATTTATCAATTCATAAATATGATTTGAACCATTTAATATTCAGTCAGCACAGCTTCAATGAAATAATCTTTGAGCCTAATCTAAAACAAGCCAGCGAATTCTTGTTGAAGGCTTCACGATCTAAAAAGTATAAAGACTTTTACAGCTCCAAAGCATTATCAATATTTGATAACCTTGAAAGATATGCTTTATTGTTTAATTTAGCTTATGAGTTACCCAATGTTGATGCTTTAACCGAATCAGCCCTTAAAGCTGATAAAGAAGCTAAAGCCCTTGAAAAGATTTATAAGGCTAAAAGAATTCAACAACAAGCCGAAGCTCTCGAAAATTGGCGTTTGGGTTTAGATGTTCGCAATCATTTTGAAGTCACAGCCTTAAGAATTAAAGATGATGTAATTGAGACATCTAGAGGGGCTAGAATACCCCTAGAACATGCTGTTAAGTTTTGGAGCTTGATTAACTCATGGCATCAAAAAGGCATCACATACACCAAAAACAATCATTCAATCCATTTAGGTAATTATGCTGTTACTAGATTTGAAAATGACATCTTAACCGTTGGCTGTCATCAAATACCGTACAGCGAAATTCAAAATATAGCTAATCAATTACATTTACAGGGGTAAACCATGAACAACTTATTAAAAAACTTTATTTATTTATTTATAGGCTTCATAAGTTTTTATTGTTGGCTGTTGTTGCTGCTGTCATTCTAGAATTATCT